TCTGTGGAAAAGGTATCAAATAGTGTGGAAATTGTGTTGATAAATGATAGATTCTTTAGTGATCTTAGCGAGCGTATTATAACACGAACGCCCGTAAACTACAAACCCCTCGTTAACATTTTGTGACTCTATGAGTTTTTGTAAACAATTCCCCATAAATACTCCTACTGTGGTTGACATTTTTCCACAGGAGACTTATAATGCTATATGTAACACTCATCCCCCTAATCTGATGACAGTTTCTAACATTTACGGACAGAAGAGTAAGTATAGAATAACGCTGGAATTAGATGTCTTCGGTGACTTCAACCCACGGCAAATTAACTGGAATAAAGTATTTGAATTAGAAGAAGATGAGTCCGTAGTTAGTTACATTGAGGAGGAGGATTATGAAGACAGTTACTAACACAAACTACAGTCTAATTCCTCGTCATATTATACAACAACTGTCAGGAGGAGTTAGTAACAATGGGGAACCTGTAAAGTGTACTCCTATTGATAACACAAATCGTCCTATGATTAACCACACTTTCGATTATAGCGAGTTGTTGCAATATTATGAGTATAGGTAACAACAACTGTAACACTACTAATTAATAACAATTGAGGAAGGATTGCGCCTCTTTAAAGACAATCAAACAAACCCAATTTCTTTCTTTATTATGTCTAACAGTGCCGCACAGTTTGTATCATTTAACTTTGCTGAATTCTTGCTAGAAAATGCAAACAATGGCAATGAAATCTTATCCGTCTTAGATGATCTTTATGAGGTGCAATCGTCCCCACTATAAGTAACAACAATTAAAACACAGATTAGGGGTAGGTTTATAACACTTACCCCTGTTTAATGTGCGGGGCAGTTAGTATTACTTAGTGTTTACACAGTTGTTGACACTTAGTGATGTAATATGCTATAATTGTTATAACAGTATTTGACAGTGTTTGCGCCCTTCGTTGTTATTGTGTTGCGGCGCGTTGCCCTTAGCTTAAAAAAGGTAGAGACCCTAACCTACAGAGGTGACAGATCGAGATGTATATAAAAAAACCGCGAAAAAATTTGAAGACCATATTACCTTTCTATATAAAAAAATCCGCCCATTAAAATTGTGCAGAATACCTCTTATCATATCTACTTAAAAGACCGTTGTTTATTTAAGAATTTGGATGAAGAGGAGTTCAAAGTAATATGGGGAAGATTATACCATTCATATTGGGACGACATAACATATTCAGAAGTGGCGGATATCCCAACATCGCCCTATGAAGAAGATTCTTATTGACACACTACATATTTCAGTGTATAATTGAAATGAAGGTATTAACAAATTATGGCAAAAGGATTTACAGTTAAAGCCAATGCACCTAAACCCAAGAAAGAAGATTGGGATTATGATGCAATTAAAGCAAGAATGAAAGGAAAGACGATTGTATTCTGTCTTCCAGGTCGTGGATGTTCGTACATCTTTCTGAAAAACTTTGTGCAGTTATGCTTTGACATGGTTCAGAATGGTATGTCTATTCAGATATCACAGGACTATTCCTCAATGGTTAACTTCGCAAGATGTAAGTGTCTTGGAGCAAATGTATTAAGAGGACCAGATCAGATACCTTGGGATGGTAAGTTAAAGTATGATTATCAACTTTGGATTGACTCGGATATTGTCTTTGACACTAACAAGTTCTGGCAGTTATGTGATATGTCAGTTCCTGCCGAATCTGTTAATGAAGATGGTACCGAGAATGAAGATGTTTTAAAAGATCGTGCAATTACTGGTGGTTGGTATGCTACTGAAGATGGTAGTACTACTTCTGTTGCTCATTGGTTAGATGAAGAAGACTTCCGCAAGAATGGCGGGGTTATGAATCACGAAACCGTCGAAAGTATCTCGAAACGCAGAAAACCCTTTACGGTAGACTATACTGGTTTTGGATGGGTATTAATTAAGAAAGGTGTATTTGAAAACCTTCAATATCCTTGGTTTGCTCCTAAGATGCAAGTCTTTGAATCAGGTGGTGTTCAGGATATGTGCGGCGAAGACGTCTCGTTCTGTTTAGATTGTATTGATCAGGGTTACAAAATCTGGTGCGATCCTCGTATCAGGGTAGGGCACGAAAAAACTCGTATTATATAAGGTAATGGGATTATTTGGAAGCAAACCCGTGTTTTCTCATAAGACCGATGAACAACTCTGGTATGAAATATCAGAAAACCTCAGCGAACTCTCTCGTAGAGATGAAGTTAATTACCGAGTTAGCGCAACCCGTGACTCGGTAAAAGCAAAACTTAAACAATTAAATTTATTATGATGTACTTTATAGGATTAGCAATGGTTCTAACCATTATAGCATTTGTCTATTACCTAGGAATTTATAATCCTCATTGAAAATTTTACATCAAAAACTTACTATAGAGGAAACTAACTAATGCCTGTTAAAACTAAATCAGGATCATGGGGATCTTCGACTTTTGTAGAGTCAGTTCCCAAAAAAAGTCGTCAAGGAAACGGCAAACATACAAAGTATGCTGCTACTTCCCGAAATAAAGCAAGAAAAAGAGGTAGAGGACAAGGGAGTTAAGGCTCCCTTTTTTATATGGAACTATTAATACCCCAAAAATTAGAAGTATTTGTTGAAACCTACCCTAACCATGCATCTTTAAAGGGAAGGTTACTAGAAGATGTAAAAAATGCGAATTTTAATTTGTCATATCAAACAAATGTACATGGAAAACATTCAGATTGGCAAACTTCTAGTCCTAATATTACCTTTATATGTGAATGGGTAGAATATATTCTTAATCAGAAATATGGATTGAAGCAAAACGGGTATTGGCATCGTTTAAATTGGTTTGAAACATGGTTTGCCATCTATGATAAAGATGAATATGCACGAAAACATCAACATGAATTGTCTATATGGAGTTTTGTTTACTTTATAGATTGTCCTAGAGGGTCTTCACCTTTAGTTTTTAGTGATAGTGGTAAGAGAATTAAGGCAGAAGAAGGTAAATTAGTAATTTTTCCTGGACATTTAAGACATCATGTACCTAAAAATAAATGTGAAGGGAGAATTGTGCTTGCTGGTAATTGTATACAGTCGCAAGTACCCATAAAATATTAATGTTAAATAGAAAAAGAAGAATCTACGGCAATGAACGACTTTTTAGACAATATGGCTAACGATCAACATCAAAAAATGCTTCGTGAAATTGCAAATGATGCAATAACACCTAGAAAAAGTGATAGAAAAGTCCAAAATGACCTTTATGAGAAGAAAAAAGACGGTGATTTCTATGAAGGATTGGACTATGATGACCAAATGATACCCTCTGCAGAATTTTAGTGATAAATCCTTAATAAATAAACAATAATCGCTATAATATAGTGCCTCTAGAAAGGGTTAGTCCCGGTTTTAAAGATATAAGCATGACTTTTCAGGTAAATCCCCTGAATTTCGATCTTATTGGGCTTAAAAACGAAAATGCAATTGCTCGTTCAATCAGAAATATTGTATTTACCCTTCCTGGTGAGAAATTTTTTGAACAAAACTTTGGATCTAGGATTTCTGCTTCTCTTTTTGAGAATATGGATGAATTAGGAGCAGATCTTATCGTTGATGAAATTACAAATTCAATTGAAACTTATGAACCACGAGTTAGATTGACTACTGTAGAGGCATTTCCGAACTTTGAGAACAATCAATTTGATGTACTTATAATTTATGACATTATAGGGGCAGATGTTCCTCCACAAGAACTACAATTTGCTTTGCAATCCACCAGATAAGATAAATGCCACTAGTAAACTTCTCTAATCTTGATTTTGATCAAGTTAAAACCTCACTTAAAGATTATTTAAAGGCAAATTCCACCTTTACTGATTATGATTTTGAAGGATCTAATCTTTCATCGATAATTGATCTTTTAGCATACAATACTTACATCACTTCATACAATGCCAACATGGTATCTAATGAAGTATTCATTGATAGTGCTACTTTAAGAGAAAATGTAGTTTCTTTAGCAAGAAATATTGGATATTTACCTAAATCTAGGAAAGCAGCAGCTGCAACTATTAGTTTTTTCGTTGATTGTAGTAATATTACTCCTACTCCAGCAGCAATAACCCTTAATAAAGGTCCTGTAGTATCATCTGCAGGTGCTTTTGGCAATCAATCGTTTGTTTTTAGTATTGTAAGTGATATAACAGTCCCTGTATATGATGGAATTGCATCTTTTGAAGAAATTAGTGTTTATGAAGGATCTCTTTTAACTTCTAATTTCACATATAGTACCAGAACTCCAAATCAAAAGTTTATTTTACCAAATAGTGGAATTGATACCATTTTACTTAAGGTAAATGTAAAAGGAACAGAACAATCTACAACACAAGTCAATTATACTACACAAGATAGTCTTTTTGATATTAATTCTACATCTAATGTTTATTATATTCAGGAAATTGAAGATGAAAGGTATCAATTGATATTTGGAGATGGTATTTTTGGAAGAGCACTTGAAGAAGGTAATTATATAACTGCAAATTACATTGTTTCTAATGGTGATAGTGCAAATGGCACAAATCAATTTGAATTTGCAGGAAATCTTAATTATGATAGAAATGGACTTAATTATACTATAACTTCTGGTATTTCTTTAGTAACAACTGATATTAGTGCTAGGGGTGGTGAAAATATTGAGTCTGTGGACTCTATTAAGAAGTTTGCACCTCGAATTTATGCTTCTCAAAATCGTGCATTGACTGCGAATGACTATGAAACACTAATTCCAGCAAAAATTTACCCAGAAACCGAATCAATTTCAGTTTTTGGGGGAGAAGAGTTAATTCCACCGCAATATGGAAAAGTTTTTATTAGTATTAAACCTAGAACTGGTGATTTTTTACCCAATTTAATAAAAGAAAACATTAAGATGAAACTGAAGAAATATGCAGTTGCTGGTATTGTTCCTGAAATCTTAGATTTAAAATATCTCTATATTGAAGTGAATTCTAAAATTTATTATAATAGTAATCTTGCAACAACAGGTGCTTCTGTTTCTAGTGTAGTTTCTAATAATTCTACTAAGTATGCCGAATCATCTGAAATGAATAAGTATGGTGCAAGATTCAAATACAGTAAGTTTTTGAATATTATTGATCAAAGTGATGCTGCAATAACATCTAACATCACAACAATTGCAATGAGAAGAGATTTGAGAGCATCTCTTAATACTTTTGCAGAGTATTCAATTGGATTTGGTAATGCATTCCATATTAAGAGTATGGATGGATATAACATTAAATCTTCTGGGTTTAAAATAAGTGGATTACAGGAAACTGTTTATATTTCTGATATTCCTAATACTAATAGATCTAATGGAACTCTTTTCTTCTTTACAGTATCTACAGTAGGTTCTACTGAGGCAACTATTGTTAGGAGAAATGTAGGAACTATTGATTATGAAAAGGGAATTATAACTCTTAATCCTGTTAATGTTTTATCTGGAAAAATAAAAGATGGTCAAACTATTATTGAAATATCGGTTTGTCCATCTTCTAATGATGTTGTTGGATTACAGGACTTGTATTTACAACTAGATATTAGTACAAGTGTGTTTGAAACGATAGTGGACGAAGTTTCTTCTGGTTTAGATCCAGCAGCATCTAATTATATTGTAACTTCAAGTTATGCAAACGGTAGCTTAGTAAGATCTTAAATGTCAGATAAGAGAATCCAATTCAGTAACATAGTTCAGAATCAGCTTCCTGCTTACACGAAGACTGAATTTCCATTAGTTTCTGATTTTTTAAAGCAATACTATCTTGGTCAAGAGTATCAAGGTGGATCTATTGATTTGATTCAAAATATTGATGAGTATATAAAAGTTGGTGAACAAACAAATCTAACTGAGATAGTTGGATTATCTACATCCATTGATTCCTTTACTGATATCATTCCTGTTGATATGGTAAAGAATCCAACAGGAACATATGGATTTCCTTCATCTTATGGATTGCTACAGATCGATAATGAAATCATTACTTATACTGGAACTGCAACAACTTGCTTTACTGGTTGTGTGCGTGGATTTTCAGGTATAACTTCCTATAGAACAGTAAATAGTCCAGATGTACTAGAGTTTAAATCAAGCACCTCTGAGGAGCATACATCAGGGTCTCAGGTCAAGAATCTAAGTAATCTGTTTCTTAAGGAATTTTTACTTAAAACAAAACATCAACTATTACCTGGATTAGAGAATAGAAAGTTACATAAAGATTTAAATCAAGATATTTTTATAAAACAAGCAAAAGATTTTTATCTTAGTAAAGGTACTGATAAATCTTTTGAAATTCTATTTAAAGCTTTATATAATGAAGATGTAAGAATTATAAAACCAAGAGATTTTCTCTTTACTCCATCAAATGCTAATTATAGACTCACAAAAGATTTTGTTGTTGAATCTATTGATGGTGAAGGAAATCCAGTAGACCTTGAACAATCTACTTTATTCCAAAATGCATATACTTATGGAGATTATACTAAAGCATATGCACCTATTACTTCAGTAGAACCTATTAATACTGGAGATACTGGAATAGGTCAAACTTTTTATAAACTTAGTATTGATGCTGGATATGATAGAGATAGTAGAGTTGATGGATCAATATATGGTGAATTTGCTACTCATCCAAAAACTAGGGTAATTGGACGAGTATCTTCAGGTACAACTTATATCGATGTAGATTCTACTGTTGGATTTCCTACAAGTGGTGAATTATATGTAAATTATAGTGATGGAACAGTTGGAGTTACTTCTTATGCTTCTAAAAATACAACTCAATTCTTTGGGTGTTCTGGTATAAATGGAACTATTAATAATGCAACAAATATTGGAATTAATACTTATGTTTATGGACAATCTTTTGTAGATACTACAAAAACTGTTAAAGTAAGAATTAATGCAGTATTAGAAGAATTTGATTCTCCAATTAATGCAGTAAATTATGAAGAAGATGATACTGCACAAATTAAAACTTTAGGTATTTCTGATGGAACAGTTAAAGGAAAGAATTGGTTTTATAATATTTCTCCAATTTACAAAGTAAAATCAGTAGATGTAATTGACAGCTCTGATTGGACTTATAAAATTGGATTAAATGTAGATCATTGTTTTAAAGTAGGAGATAGAGCATCAATTATACTGGGAAATGAAACAAGGGAAACTTCTACTGTACTTAAAGTTAATTCTAATAGATCTATTGAAATTAAAGGTCAGGGACAATTATCGGATGAGATACCTGACACTTATTATATTAGAAGACTTATTTTAAAAACAGAGTCTAATAATTTTCCAAATTCTATAATTTATTCTAGTAATGTACAGAATGTTTATAAAAAAGGGGAAAATTACTTAGTTGCTTCTCCTTCCATTCCTTCTTATAATGCTCAACCATTAGATGTCTATGGTCAGACTGTTACATTCTCTGGAACTTTTATAGGATCTGAATTTTTAATTAACCCATTAACTGAGGATCATGGATTCTATACTGGTGATGCAATTTATTATTCTCCAGAAAGAATTGAGGAAGAATATTATGATACTTTTGGAAATGCTCAATCTAGAATAATTGATGGACCAGCATTAATTACTGAAGGACTTTATTTTATATACAGGGTAAGCAATTCTAAAATAAAACTTGCAACTAGTAGAACTAATATTTCTGACGGAACTTTTGTTACTCTTACTGAGGATACTACCGTAACAAATAGTAAAATTGAACCTTATGATTTTAGATTTAAAACTTTACAATCTCAAAATATTTTAAGAGAAATTGCTCTTCCTCAAGATGATAATAGTGATATAGTTGCAACTACTCCTGGATTTACTGGAATATTAGTAAATGGTGTTCAAGTTTTAAATTATAAAGCAGGTGATGTTATTACATTTGGACAAATTAATGAAATTGAAGTTAGTAGTACGGGTGCCGATTATGATGTAATTAATCCACCAGTTGTACATATTAAAGATAGTGTAGGTACTGGAGCAACAGCAATCGCAGCAGTTGAAGGATCTTTATCTGCTCTTAGAATTCTTGATCGTGGTTTTGATTATGAAGAAACTCCAATTGTAACCATTAGCGGTGGTAATGGTTCGGGAGCAATTGTTGATGTAGATATGAGACAAATTAGTCATTCAGTTGACTTTTTTGCAGATTCTAACACTCATGCTGGACAAACAAGTGCTTGGGTTAGTCTTACCGACAATACTATTGGATTTAATACTTATCATAAATTTAAAAATGCTGAAGAAGTAATTTATGAAACTAATGGACAAACTAACATTGGTGGAATTACTACACATTCTCACTACTTTGTTACTAGTGTAAACAATTCTACAATAAAACTCCATTCTTCTGAAGCAAATGCTATTGCTGGACTTGGTACCATATCTTTAACTTCTTATGGTATTGGAAAACAATCTATAAGAGCACTTAATAAGAAATTTATAGTAGATGTTCTTAATGTAGTTAATGGTGGAAGTGGATATGCAAATAAGAAGAGAAGTACTCCAACTGAGTCAGGAAGTGGAATTAATACTGCATTCAATAGCGTCCAAATTCCTAATCATGGTTATGATTCTGGTGAAATAGTTAAATACACTGCTGAAGGAACTGCTCTTGGTGGTTTAACAGATGGGACAGAATATTATTTAACAAGAGTTGATAATGCTGAATTTAAATTATCACAAGTTGGTTTTAGCACTGATAAAGAGTTTTATTATAGAACAAAACAGTATATTGATTTTACATCTGTTGGTGTAGGGACTCATACTTTTAATTACCCAGATATTACTGTAAATATAACTGGAAAAGTTGGAATTTCATCAATAGGAACTAATACTTTCCAGCTTGAAGTTCAACCAATAATTAGGGGTAGTATTAATTCTGTTCATGTATCCAAAAATGGTGTTGGATATGGATCATCTGAAATTATTAATTTTGATAGACAACCTGATGTTACTTTAATTGCTGGTTCAGGTGCTCAATTAAGACCAATTATTAATGATGGAAAGATTGTTGAAATATTAATTTTAGCAACAGGATCTAATTATAATTCTCCACCAGATTTAGTTATTTCTGGTGATGGTGTGGGTGCAGTACTTACTCCAGTTCTTACTGACAATACAATAACATCCATTAAGGTAATTGAAGGTGGTGAGAGATATACTCAAGAAAATACTAGTATTAGTGTTATTGTTCCAGGAGAAGGTGCTGAATTTAGAGCAGATATTCAAAATTGGAGATTAAATCTTTTCCAAAGACATATTGATAATTTTAGTACAGATGATGGAATTATTGCTGATCAATTTAATATTGATAGGGGACTTCAGTATTCTCATTTATATGCACCTAGAAAACTTAGGGAAGCAGTATTTGGAACAGATCAAGAAGGAAATACACTATATGGAAAATCTGACTTACGAAGAGTTAATAGTTTAGAAGTTGCATCAGATGATCATTCTCCTATTATTGGGTGGGCATACGATGGAAATCCAATTTATGGTCCTTATGGATATTCTACACAAACTGGTGGTGTAGTAGCGCAAATGAAGTCTGCTTATAGTGTTGATTTAAAACCTAGTAGACCCCCTCAAAATGAATTTCCAGTAGGATTTTTTATTGAAGATTATAGTTTTACTAAAGTAAGTGATCCAAAAACTCTTGATGAAAATAATGGAAGATTCTGTGTTACTCCAGAATATCCAAATGGAACTTATGCTTATTTTGCTACTATTAATGATAGTAATGCAGATTCAGCAGGACCATTTGCTGGTTATAAAAGGCCAGTGTTCCCTTATTTAATTGGGGAGAATTATAAATCTACACCTAATAAGTTTAATTTTAGTTCTTATTCAAATCAAGATCAAATTAATTTAAATAATGATGAATGGTCTAGAAATACTTATTTTTATAACCTTATTGAAGGTAATTTAGAATATGAATATCTTTATATTCCTGATGATTTATCTCAAACTTTAGATGTTAAATCAGGAAAACCTGGTACTATTGATAAAATAGGACTTACAACATCAGGGGAATTATATCGTGTTGGGGATGCAGTAGTTTTTGATAATACTGGAACTAAAGGAAATAGGGCTGCTGCTAAAGTTTCTATAATTGGTGGTAAACCTTTAAGTAATATAAGTGTTGCTACAAGTAGTATAAGTGGTGTTGAAGTCTATCCTGGAGTTCAAAAGGGTGAATATATTCTTTGGTCTACTAAACCTCATCAATTTGCATCTAAAGATATAATTAATGTTTCTGGATTATCTACAACATCCTCTAAAATTGGTGGGATTTATCAAGTAGGTTTTACTACAGATACTTTTGTATTAACTGGTGTAGGAACTCAACCAACTGGAATTGGGTCTGATGGTGTAACTGGAATAGTTACTTATTTTGATATTAATGGAAGATTAGAATACCCAGAAATTAAAGAAAATGATATTCTTAGAATAAATTCTGAGAAAATTCAAGTCTTAAATATTGAACCTGAATATTCAAGAATTAGAGCTCTTAGAGCTGTAGAAGGAACTGCAGGAGCAGCACATACAGTAACTACAGTTCTTTATGAAGATTCAAGAAAATTAGTTATAAATGCAGGATTTAAAACAACATATGATTGTAAAGTAAATAAGCAAATTTATTTTAATCCAAATGAATCTGTTGCGATAGGAACTGCTTCTGGTGTTGGTATTGGAACAACAATTCAATTCTATTCTCAACCAGGATATCCAAGTCCAGGTTTAGGACTAACTCAAGTCTTTATTCCAACTAAAACTATTTGGATTAAAGATCATGGTTTGGTAACAGGTGATCAATTAACATATTCTCCTAATAGAGGAGCAGGTATTGATGTTCAAAATAGTGGTGGTGGTATATCAACATTAACTGATGGTCAAACTTTATATGCGTATAAGCATAGTAAAGATTTAATTGGAATATCAACTGTTGTAGTTGGATTGAATACTGCTGGTAGTTCTATAGTTGGTGTTGGAACAACATTTAAAAATTCTTCAACTTTATTATTCTCAGGAATTGGAACTGGTATATGGCATAGTTTTAAAACTAATTACACTCCAATTACTGCAGAAATTTCTAGAAATAAAGTAACAGTATCAACAGGAGCAAGTCATGGATTATTAACAGACGATAATGTTGAAATTAATGTAAGTCCTGGAAATATTTCAACTACATTTACAGTAAAATATAATGATTATAATAGATCTATTATAATTGATCCAAAAGACTTTGTTGCTGGTGGAGTTAACACTACATCTAATACAATTAGTATATCAAATCATGGATTTGTAACTGGACAAAAAGTTATTCATACAGCATCTATTCCATGCGGCGGTCTTTCTAATAATGCAATATATTTTATTGTAAGAATTGATGAAAATAAATTTAAATTATGCGATACTTCTTATAATTCTAAATTATTAAAACCTGCTACGGTTGGCATTACTAGTCTTTCTGCAGGAACAATTAATCCTATAAATCCACCAGTAAAGGTATATAAAAATCAATCTGCTATATTTGACTTATCAGATTCATCTTTAGGGTATATTAGTCAAGGTACTTCATATCCAGCATTTAAATTTAATTTCTATAGTGATTCAAATCTTATAAAAATATGGGATACTAATAAATTAACTGACCAGTTTAGTGTTCAAAGAACTGGAGATGCTGGTGTAGATTCAAATGCTAATGTTACTTTAACTGTTAATAAAGATATTCCAGAAATTTTATATTATACTTTTGATCCTTTATATGAAGGTACTATACCTCCTGTTAAAGAGCAGGTTACTAGAAATGCTGATGTTATTTCCGCAAATCAATTACAAGTTGTAGAAAGTGGATATAATGGAAAACATACTATTTCAGTTGGTGCAACAAATACATTTAATTATACCTTAGCTAAGTTACCAGAAAAAGCATCTTATATTTCCACTTCATCTGATTTAAAATATACAACAGATTCTGCTACTGCTTATGGTTCTATATCAGAATTTAATATAACTGATGGTGGAGAAAATTATTATTCTCTTCCAGGAATTTCTACTATTACTTCTGATATTGGTAAAAATGCTCGTGCTGAGGTCTCTAGTAAAACTATTGGAAAAATTGGAAGAACGAAGATTAAAGATATTGGATATAATTTCCCTTCAGATAATACACTTAGACCGAGTGTTGGATTACCTCAACTAGTAACAATAGATAATCTTGCTGTTATTAAATCTGTTGGAATATCTTCTGTAGGAAGAGGATATTCTGTAGCACCTACACTTAAGGTATTTGATGGAATAACAAGAAAATTAGATGAAGATATAGTTCTTAAGTATACTTTAGGTGATTCAAATGTAAGTATCCTTGAAGAATCTAAGGGTCTTAGTAATGTTCCTCCTATTATTATTCCTACTGATAATACTAATGGAGTTGGAATTAATACTGTAGGATTTAATACTACAACTAAAGATGTATCTGTTACTTTATCTGTTGGGTTTAGTACTGCTGGTTCTTTCCCATTTATAGTTGGAGATAAAGTATTAATTGAAAATATTAGTGTTGGTGTTGGTTCAACAGCTAGAGGATATAATTCTGCTGAATATGATTACAAATTATTTGAATTAACAGAAGTTGATCCCAATATTGGTGGTCTTGGTATTGTTACTTTTAGTTTATATGATTATTATTCTGATTTAAATTCTGAAGTAACTCCTGGTCAATTTGATAGTCCTACTTCTATAGGAAGAATTATACCTGAAAAATATTTCCCAATATTTAATGTCAAATTGGGTGTAGAAGATTATCTTGATGGAGAAAGTGTTATTTGCGATTCTGCTAGTGGTGTTGTTGAGAAATGGGATAAGAAACTTGGATTATTAAAAATAGCAACTACCGAAAACTTTAAAGTTGGGGATGTTATTGTAGGAGAATCATCAGATACTCATGGTGTTGCTTCTTCAGTAACAAAATATGATTCTGACTTTAAATTAGGTGCTTATTCATTGGTTCAAAAAGGATGGGAAACCGATTCTGGTTTTTTGAATACAAATATGCAGAGAATACAGGATAGTCTGTATTATCAGAATTTCTCATATTCCTTAAGGTCTAAAGTATCTTATGAGACTTGGAATGATGTTGTAAGTGCATTAAATCATACTTTAGGTCATGTAAAATTCTCTGATATGCAAGTAGACTCATTGAATTTAAATTCAATGACAGTTGGATTATCTACTGAAGTAACGCAATATGATGTTGTAAATCATTTAGTTGGTTTTGGTGATTTAAATACCGTGTATGATTTTGATTTAGTGAAAGAAAATTCTATAAATGTATCTTCTAGAGTTGCATCTGATGAAATAGTATTTTCTAGTAGAATTCTTCTTGATTATGATGAATCGATGGGTAATAGGGTTCTCTCTATAGATGATGTGAGTGGAGAATTTAATAGTAATCCTAGATCAACAGCATTTAGCATAGCTGCTGAATTTGATGTATCTACAACTAGAGCAGTTAAATATTTTGCTTATGTTAAGGATAGAAGGTTTACTCAACAAAGACAACTTCAAGTTATTGATATACTTCATGATAATTCTGATTTATATTTCCAGCAATATGGAAGAATAGAAACTGTATATGATTTAGGATCATTTGATGCTAATATTCTTGGAAATACTGGAAGACTATTATGGTATCCAAGAAATTATAAAGTAAATGATTTTGATATTGCAACTCTTTCTTATAATTTAGATGATACTTTATTAAGTATTGGTAGTACTGCTTTTGGAATTTGTAAAATTGAATCAACTAGCGCAAATGTTGCTACTGCTACTACAACTGGAATTAATATTGTAGGTATTGCAAGTACATATCGCTCAGCTAAGATATTATTGTCTATCACTGCGGATACTACAAAACTTAGTGGTGGTCAATTTGAATTTGATGAATTAAATCTTATTCATGATGATGATACTAATGAAGTAATGGTAAGTGAATATGGTAATTTACTTAGTGAGGTTGAAGATCAATCAAATCCATCATTAGGTCTTGGAACATACTCTGCATATTATGATGGATCTAATGTAAAAGTTGATTGGTTCCCTGATCAAACAAATGCGGGAATAGGAACAACTGCTACTGTTAATACTGCTATAGTTTCATTAGCTGCAACAGTTAATAGTGGATCATCAGCAGTATTAGATTTAAAACATGCAAGATTAAGAACTCAATCAACTGGAATAGGAACTACTACTAGTTCTGATCCGACTGTTATTGGAGAATATATTAGTCAGAGTTCATCAACTGTAGATGGATATGATGCTGCATATTTTGCAATTCAATTAACAGAAACTTCGCAAGAGGGTTCATATCATTTCAGTGAAATTTTAGTTGTGGATGATTATATTGTTTCTACTGATGATGGTGGCACTTTTGATACTCAATATGGCGAAGTAGGAACACCTTTAAAATCATCAGGAATTGCAACAGTAGGAACTAGAATAGTTTCTGATTCTACTGCTGGAATTGCTACTGTTCAACTTATATGTACTCCTAGAGCAGGAATGATGGGTGGTGTAAGATTCCCAATTGAAGCTCAAACATATATGAATGCATTCAAAATTCAAGATGATGCTAGAGATAATATGGATATTGGTAGTAATGTAGATATACAAACTCAGTATGGTTTATATGAGGGAACAGAAAATAATCTTAAGAGAGCATTTGAATTAAAGCATCAAACTGAACCTATTTTTAATAGAAGTTTTGAAGGAAATGATTCTGATATTGTAGATGTTACTACTAACACTATTACAATTCCAAATCACTTCTTTAAAACTGGTGAACAGATCGAATATGTTCATGATGGATCTGGTAGTGTTGGTGCAATAGGAATTGCTGAAACAAATGGATTTGTTGGAGTTGGAACCACTACACTTTTACCTGCTGATTTATTTGTTATTAAAGTTAATGATGATAAAATTAAAATAGCAGAAACTGCTGCAAAATCTCTACAGAATATTGCTGTACCAACAGATCTTACAAGTGTTGGTGTTGGTACTTCTCATAGATTTGTTTCTACAAATCAGAATGCTAAGGTTATTCTTAGTTTGGATAATATTATTCAATCTCCTGTAGTATCTACAGCAGTAACAACTACTCTTGCTCATGCAGCAACTACTACTGATGATCTTATTTACTTTACTGGAATTAGTTCTATTACTGGTGCAGATTTAGTTAAAGTTAATAGTGAAATAATGAAGATTGAATCTGTTGGTGTTGGAAGCACTAATAGATTTAGAGTTAAGAGAGAATGGTTAGGTACTACCCTTGCAGGACATTCTACAGGAGCATTGGTAACGAAAGTTACTGGTAATTATAATATTGTTGATAATGTTCTTAACTTTACAGAAGCACCATATGGCAATACTCCTTTAAGTAGTACTACTAATCCACCAGATTCTAGAGATTGGGTAGGAGTAGCAACAGGATCGAACTTTAATGGAAGAGTATTCTTGCGTTCTGGAATTACAGATTCTAGTAACGAAACTTACTATCAAAATTATGTTTTTGATGGTCTTTCTAATGAGTTTGATGGATCTACATCTGACTTTGATTTAAAAACAAATAGTTCTAATATAACTGGAATTGCAACAGAAAATGCGGTAATCTTAATTAATGATGTGTTCCAAACACCATCTAAAGATTATAGCTTAACTGAAAATGCAGGAATTACAAGTATTTCCTTTACAGGAACAGCATCTTCAGTATCATCTGATGTTAATCTTTCAACTCTTCCTATTGGTGGTGTAATTCTTTCTGTAGGTTCAACTGAGGGTCATGGATATCAACCATTAGTTGCTGCAGGTGGTACTGCGGTTGTTTCTACTGCAGGAACTGTTGCTTCAGTTAGTATTGGTTATAGTGGATCTGGATATAGATCTGGTATTGGTCAAACAGTTAATGTAGGTGTTGGAACAACCAGTTTGACAACTCCTAATACTCAATGGGTTGGAACTGCTACTATTGGATCTAATGGTACTTTGACTGGTGTAGCAATTACAATTTCTAAGGGTGGATATAGTCAAGTTAATCCTCCATTTGTTATTATTGATTCTCCACTTTCATATACTAATTTACCATTAGAATATTCTTCTACATCTGCAGGAGTTGGGACTAATGCAACTGTTGATGTTGTCGTTGGACAAGGATCAAGTGTAACAGATTTCCGTGTTAATATTACTGGAAGTGGTTATAGAGTAGGAGAAATTCTTACTATTCCTTATGGAGGAACAACAGGCATTCCAACTGATACAAGCACTTATTACAACGAATTCCAATTAGAAGTTACCAAAGAATTTACAGATAAGTTTACTGGATGGTCTATTGGAGAATTAGAGAATCTTGATGATTGGGATAGTTTATTTGATGGTGAAACTGTTGCTTTCCAATTAAGAAGAGCAGGACAGCAAATATCTATTAGAGCAGGTAAAGGTTCTAAGATTATTGTTCAAGATATTGTTCTCATCTTTATTAATGATATTCTTCAAGTACCTGGTAAAGCTTATAAATTTGATGGAGGTAGTGTAGTTGTATTTACAGAACCACCTAGTGCAGGAGATATATCTAAGGTTATTTTCTATAAAGGAAGTGGTTCGAGCGATGTTGTAACTAGAGAAATTCTTGAAACTGTTAAACAAGGTGATGATCTAAGAATAGAAAATGGATCTGAACCATATTATCTTAAGGAGAATATTAGAGGTGTTACTACGGTATCTTCTACAGATACAGCACAAACTGTACCTTATTTTGGTCCTGGTAATACTCAAAATGAAGATCTTTTAAGACCTGTTGTATGGACTAGACAAACTGAAGATAAGATTATAAATGAAGAAGAAGTTGGAAAATCTAGAGAATTATATAATGCTAATGTTAATCCATGTTCATATATTATCAAGACTGTTGGAATAGGATCTACTGTAGTTTATGTTGATAGTTTAAGACCCCTTTATAATACTACAAATGAAATATCCGATGCTTCTATTCGTAGTACATGGCAAGATAAGATAATGATGATTTCTCAGGATACTAAAGTAGGTGCAATTGCAACATGTCTTGTAACTACTAGTGGCATTGTTACCTCAGTAGATATAACAGATGGTGGAGGTGGATATACTTCTGCTCCATCACTAGTATTTGGTAAAATTGGTGTTGGAACCACCGCAATTGGTAGATCCTTTATTAATCCCGTTGGTGTTGTTACTGGAATTGAAATTACTAATAGTGGAACACAGTATTCACAGGATGATCCACCAGTCTGCCTTATTCAACCACCACAATTAATTGCTGAAACAGATACGGTAGGTTCTTATAGTGGAGATGACGGAATTATTGTTGGATTTGGAACAGAAGGTGGTGAAGCAGATATTGATAAGAGTTTAATCTTTGATATTCATATTCCATATGATTCTTGGTTAAGAAATACTGATCTTGTTGGTACGGCTGTTACTTTAAGTAGTATTCAGGTAGGTGATTACTTTGTAACTAAGAATACATATGTTGGATTTGCTGATACGACTCTTAATTCTTTAAATTCCTCAGGTGATATTATTGGTATTGGTACATTATTTGTAGATAATATCTATCAAGTTGATACAGTTTCTAATCATATAACTGGTGCTCTTACAGGTATTGGAACTACAACATTTAGAAGAGTAACTGCAAAAATTGCTGGTGTATCAACAATTACCTTTGCTTCAACTAAAGCAGGATTTAGTAGTGAAACTTATGACTTCTCCTCTGCTGGTCAGGGACAAGGTTCAGGATGGAGTGGCGCATTCACTACTTCTTATTATATTGGAGACTTTAGTTGGGGTAAAATTGATGTAGTATCAAGGAATGAATCCAATGAATATACTGCATATACTCGCGGTAGTATATCTGGACTTAGCACCAGTTCTATTGTGAGAAGGTCTAAACCGCTTAAGTCTAAAAATTATGACGGTCAAATAGTCTAAATACTTCTAACTGAAAAACTAGTGTTACTCTATAATGGCTAAAGTAGGTCTAAGTACAGGTTCAGCGGCTAACGCTGGTGATGGTAGTACCCTAAGAACGGGTGCTAATATTATTAATGCCAATTTTGACGAGATCTATGAATATTTCGGTGATGGATCTACTTTAAGTTTTAGTGGTGGTAATTGGATAGATGTTGCAACGGGAATTAATACACTTTCTTATGTCGGTATTGCTACAACAAATCCAACTGATGCATTAACGGTTCGTGGTGCTGCTAATATTTCTGGTGTTATAACTGCATCCAGTTTTAGTGGAATTGGTAGTTTTACTGATTTTACTGTCTCTGCTGGTGCTACATTTAATGGAGTTACCAATGTTGGTGCTGGCATTACAATGTATGCATCTAGTGGTATTGTAAGTGCTACTCAGTTCTTTGGTGATGGTTCTACATTACTTAGTGTTCCTTCTGGATTAGGAACAGCATTAAGTGATGATACTTCTAGTGCGTTAAATAAAATTTATTATATAGATTCAACGTTAGGTGTTGGTGCAACTGTTACTGTTGATCCTCCTGCATCATCTCAAGTTGCATTTACTCAATTCCCAAATGTTGAAGTTTTAGAAACTTTTGATTTAATTGTTGCTGACGGTGATGATTTTATACCAGATATTCTTGGAATAGGAACTACGGGGATTGGAGGACCACTTTCTGGTTCTGGTGGACGAGTTCGTGCTGATAATTATACTAATAAGCGAGGTGGAGCACCTACTTTCCCTGCTGGTGTAGTGGTTAGTGGTATTGCAACTGTTGGTGATCTGTCTATGACAGGTTTCCAAGCATCGGGAATTGTTACTGCTTCTGGAGGTTTTGTTGGTAATCTGACAGGCACGGCATCAACAGCAACTGCAGCAGCTAATGCGTATAGTTTGACGGGATCTCCAGATATAACTGTTGATTTACTTACTGCTAATGATGTTACTGTTGGAGGAGCAGTCACCATTACAGGTAACCTTACCGTGGATGGTACGCAGACCATTGTGAATACATCCACACTTGATATCGCTGATAAAACTGTAGGTATCGCCTCAACAACAAACGCAACTGATTCAACTGCTGCAGGGGCAGGTATTGAAATTTATGCTAGTTCTGCTACAGCAAATAATAATAAAACACTTCTATGGCAAAATACTAGTGCATGTTTTGAATCCAGTGAACCTTTTAAATTTAAAGGTGTAAGTGAGACTGTTAGTGCTGCTACAACATACCTGGACGCAAGTTCTAATGTTGTATTAGAAATGGATCTTGCGGCATCAACAATTTATACTTATACGATGCCATCTGTTTGGTCATCTGGTAGAGGATCTAATATTGGTATTGTATCCTTTAAAAATATGCCAGCAGATTCTGCAAATGCTACTACAATAACTCTTATTACTACACAAGGAGCAGCACATGGTGGTGCTACTGGATATGCTAATACTGTATATACTAATGGTATTGGCGCAACTTGTACGATTATTGGAAGAGCAAGTGGTACTTCAATAGCAGGTATTTCAACTGCAGGAAAATCTAATGGAACTGGATTATCACAACCTCCTATTGGAATAACTACTGCAGTATTGTCGCCTGGCAAAGATGCCGTTGACTTTATTTCATTCTTTATTCATTATAATGGTAGTTCTAATTCTGACTTAAACAGTTATAAGGTTTATGTTAGAAAGGATGGTGGATATGGTTTTAGTGGTGTTGGTATCTAATGATTTTATTAATCCTTAATAAATAAATAAAAAGTTCTAAAAAATGGCTGCAATTATAACAGATCAGATAAGAATATTGAATGCAAAGAACTTTCTTTCAGGAGTAAGTACAGCAACTAACGCATATTATTCTTTTATTGGTCTGCCAAATCCATCTGATATTCAATCGGATTGGGATACTAATCCACCTTCACCAAAGGATAACTTTAGTGAAGAGGATAATTATTGGGATACTATGGTTGCATTGAAGAAAATTAATTCTGCAGATGTTAGACAGGTTGTTACAAGAAGAATTTGGACATCTGGAACAACATATGATATGTATCGTGGAGATTATAGTCGTACTAATACTGCAAAGGTTTCTGGTGCAACTAATTTATATGCTGCATCTTATTTTATCTTGAATAGTGATTATAGGGTTTATGCTTGTTTAAGTAATGGTATGGATCCAGATAACCCAAATGGAAGACCATCTTTAGATGAACCAACATTTACAGATTTAGAACCAAAGGTTGCTGGTACTAGTGGTGATGGTTATATTTGGAAATATCTTTATACAATTAAACCGAGTGATATTGTAAAGTTTGAATCTACTGATTTTATTCCTGTCCCTCTCGATTGGGATACTAATTCAGACGCTGCTGCTGTAAGAGATAATGCTGTAGATGGATCTCTTAAAATTGTAACTATTACTGATCGTGGTGTTGGATTAGGTACAGCAAATAGTACTTATACAAAGGTTCCTATTAAAGGTGACGGAACTGGCGGAGAATGTACAATTGTTATTAATAATGATCAAAAAGTTGATAGTGTAACGGTTTCTACTCAAGGGCAAGATTATACTTATGGTAATGTCGATTTAGAGTCTGGTGGAGTTCCTACAGGAACTACTAGACCTACTTTTGATGTGGTTATATCACCACCTGGAGGTCATGGAAGCGACATTTATAAGGAATTAGGTGCATATAATGTTCTTTTATATTCCAGAGTTGAAAATGATGTTGAAAATCCAGATTTTATAACTGGAAATCAAATTGCAAGAGTTGGTGTAGTTGAAAATCCTAAAGCAACAAGTGGATCACTTTTATCTGCTGATAAAGCAAGTGCATTAGGTGCATTACGATTAACTGGAACTGGATATAGTACAGCAGCATTTGATCCTGATACATACATCACCCAAACTGTATCAACAGCAACTACAGCAGTTGGTAGAGTTGTGAGTTATGATTCTAATACTGGAGTACTAAAATTCTGGCAAGATAGGACTTTAGCAGGATTTAATACAGTTGGAACCGCACAAACCAGTCCATCTTATGGATATGAATTGCAAGAGTTTACTGCTTCACCTTCAACTGGTGGAAATTTAACTATTGTACCTACAAGTGGATCTAATTTAGCGATAGATACTTCCTTTACAGGTCTGTCTACCGTAATAAATAGTCGTACATATTATCTTGGTCAAAGTTTTACCAATGGTGTAGCGACTCCTGAAGTTAAAAGATATTCAGGAAATATAATTTATGTTGATAATAGACCTTCAATAACTAGGTCTACAAATCAAAAAGAAGATATCAAAGTTATTTTGCAGTTCTAAGTAATCATGCCGCAGCAAACCAATCTAAATGTATCCCCATACTTTGACGACTTTGATCCGTCTGATGATTTTCATAAGGTGCTGTTTAAGCCTGGGTATCCTGTACAAGCTAGAGAATTAACCAGTCTTCAATCTATACTACAAAATCAAATTGAGAAGTTTGGACAACATTTCTTTAAAGAAGGTGCTAAAGTAATACCAGGAAATACGGGATATACTCAGTTATATTACTGTGTTCAATTACAAAATAACTTTCAAGGAATTCCCGTATCTGCTTATATTGATCAATTAGTTGGTACAAAAATTACTGGTCAAGATTCTGGTGTAACTGCAGTTGTTGATAAAGTTTTACTTGCTGAAAATTCTGAAAGAAATAATCTTACTTTATACATTAATTACATAAAATCAAATACAAATAATAATACAACTCAGGTATTTTCTGATGGAGAAAATTTAATATGTAATATAACCATATCTTCAGGATTACTTGGAAATACAACGATTGCGGCAGGAAGTCCATTTGCTATTACTGTTGCTAATGATGCAGCTGCAACAGGATGTGCTTTCCAGATTCAAGAAGGTGTATATTTTATTCATGGAAATTTTGTTACTGTAGACACAGAAACTCTTATTCTTGATCAGTACACTAATACACCAAGTTATAGAGTTGGTTTAAATGTACAAGAACAAATAATAACTGCAGATTTAAATGAAGCTCTAAATGATAATTCGCAAGGATATAATAATTATTCTGCTCCTGGTGCTGATAGATTAAAAATTATAACTTCTTTATTTAAAAAGGAAATAGATAATTTTGATGATGATAATTTTATAGAATTAGCAACAATTAATGCTGGAGTTTTAAAATCTGTCTCTAGATCTGGTTTTGGAGTAGGTCCAAATGGTGGAGTATTCTATGAAGATTTAGATAATGTTCTTGCGCGGAGAACCTATGCTGAATCTGGTGATTATTATACTAGACCATTTGATCTTGCCGTTTTAAACTCTTTAAACGATAATTTAGGAAATAGAGGAGTATATCAAGAAGGGCAATTTACTCCTGGTGGAGATACTCCTTCAGAAGATTTGGCACTCTATAAATTATCTCCAGGTAAAGCATTTGTTCGTGGTTATGAAATTGAAACAATAAATCCTACTTTTTTGAATGTACCAAAAACAAGAACAGTCAATACTACTGATAATCAGCAAATTATATACAATACTGGTCCAACTTTAAAACTGAATAATGTTTATGGATCACCAACTATAGGAATTGGTAATACCTATACAGTAAGTCTTAGAGACCAAAGAGTTGGTGTAAACAGTAGAACAGTAGCAGGAAATGAAATAGGGGTTGCTAGAGTTTATGATATGGCACTTGAGTCTGGATCTTATGACTCTTCAAATCCTCCTTTAAATGAATGGGATATTTCTCTTTATGATATACAAACAGTAACTAATATTACTATAAATCAACCCACTACATTATCTACTCCCATTTTCATTGAGGGTGCTAATAGTGGTGCAACTGCATTCCTTAAAGATTCTGTTAGTGCTGGATTAGGTCTAACTGTTTATGAAACTACTGGTACTTTTATTAAGAATGAAGCACTTATTTTCAATGGTGAACAAAATGGAAGAATTGCGATAGCAATTACAGCAGAAAATTTAAAGAATGTAAAATCCATATTTGGATCAAATGATAAAGCTGTTGGTACTGCTTCTACTTTTGCTGCTAATGTAATGCAGTCAATAGAATATCATGTTGGATTAGCAACTGTTGGTGCAGCATTACAAGGTGGTATTGCAACTGTAACTGCTTTTGATCCAAATTTTGTAGGAATTGCAACTGTTGGTGATCTCCTTTGTTGGGATGATCCTGCAATGGGACAATATCCAACATATGCAAGAGTTACTGCAGTTAATGCCACTACTGTAGAAATTGTTGGAGTTACTACTGTAACGGGATTTAATAATGGTGGATTATCTACTAGTACTGCTAGTACAGAAGTACAAGATTTAAAGATATTGCAAACAGATCTTCAAGAATCTTCAGATAACACTTTATATACTCGACTTCCAAAAACTAATATTTCTAATGTTGATTTAACCCAAGCATCAATTTCAATTAGAAAAATATATACAGTTAATATTTCGGGTAATAAATTATCTGAAGCAGTCTCTTGTGGTTCTAGTGAAACATTTTTATCATTTGATGAAGAAAGATATTCTTTAACTAGAACTGATGGGCAAACTGAATCATTATCAGAAGAAGATTTTGCTTTTACTGATGGAACTTCTTTACAAATTTATAATTTAGGAGCAAATGATACGGGTGCTACATTAGTTACTACGATTAAAAAATTAAAACCAAAGGCAAAGGAAAAATTAAAGAAAAGAGTTAATTCTATAGTTGTTTCTAAATCAAGAACAGAAGGATCTGGTATTGGTACAACAACCTTTAATGATGGTTTGGATTATGGTAGTGGTGGTTATCCTTATGGAACTAGAGTACAGGATAGAACTATATCATTAAATGTCCCTGATATTGTTGACATTCATGGAATTTTTGAATCTGTAGATAATTCAGATCCATCTGCACCTAAGATGGATTTATCTAATCTCACTACTTCATCAACAACAACATCGGAATTAATAGATGGTGAATTAGTAATTGGACAAGTTACTGGAGCTGTTGCAATTATTGCAGAAAAAGTTTCTAATTCATCTACTCAAATTGTATACATTTATAAGAATGATATTACCTTTAAAGAAGGTGAAGTAGTTGTATTCCAAGAATCCAATGTACAAGCAGAAATTAGTACTTTAGATACTCCAAGTTTTGATATATCATCTGAGTATACTTATAATATTGGGCAGGAAAGCACATTCTATGATTATGGAACAGTAAAGAGGAAAAAAGATGCTGATGCTCCTACTAAGAGAATAAAAATCTACTTTATGAGTGGATATTATTCATCTACTGACACTGGAGATATTACCACAGTAAATTCATATGACAACTTTAATTATTCAACAGAAATTAAAGATGTTAATAATGTATTTAATGCAGATATAATTGATATTAGACCAAGAGTTTCTGATTATACTGTTTCTGAAAGTGCTAGATCTCCATTAGAATTTTATGGTAGATCTTTTGATGGAGCAGGGCAATCTGCTGGAAATGTTTTAGCGTCTGATGAGTCAATTCTTGTTTCATATTCCAACTATATTGGTCGTATTGATAGAATTTTCTTAACAAAAGATGGTAAATTCCAAGTATCTTATGGAACTCCTTCTGATAGACCAGAAAAACCAAGTCCTGTTGATGAAGCATTAGAAGTTGCTACTATTACTTTACCTCCATACCTCTATTATCCTAATCAAGCAAAAGTTAAATATCTTGATCATAAGAGATATAGAATGATTGATATTAAGAAACTTGATGATAGAATTAAGAACCTTGAATATTATACTGCGCTTTCTACATTAGAAACAACGACAGCAAATATGTTTATTTCTGATGGTGATGGATTAAATAGATTTAAAGCTGGTTTCTTTGTTGATAACTTTACTGGATTCTTAGCACAAGAGGATCAAGCAACAGTTAAGAATAGTCTTGATAGAAAGTATAAGCAAGCAAGACCAGGACATTATACAACTTCAGTTGATTTAATGTTTGGTCCTGTAACTAATACAGACCCATCAGATGATTTAAACTTTACTGCGGTTGAAGGAATTAATGTAAGAAAAGGAAATGATATTGTAACTCTTGATTATTCTGAAGTTGAGTATATTAAACAGTCATTTGGTACAAGATCTGAGAGTGTAACTCCTTTCCTTATTAGTTTCTGGCAAGGAACTTTGGAGTTAACACCAGCATCTGATACATGGGTAGATACTGTAAGATTAGAATCTAAGGTTATTGAAATAGAAGGTGATTATGAGCGTACAATGGAAGACGCTGCTAGGAATATGAATGTAGATCCTCAAACAGGATTTGCACCTATGGTTTGGAATTCATGGGAAACTAATTGGACAGGTAGTGATATTGTAGAAACAACAAGAACTAGAACCACTACTTCTGGTGGAGAATGGGTAGGTTGGGCAGGACAACCTGGTGGTGGTGTAAGACCTGCTTGGGGAACTAGAACTACAGCAACAGTTGAAGAAACTGTAAGATCTGGTAGAAGAACTGGTGTGGAATCTAGAACTGGAATGAGGACAGTTGTTAGTGAGGTATTTGATAGAACTTCTGTTGGAGATAGAGAAGTAAGTAGAGATTTAATTCCTTTCTGTAGAGCAAGGAATGTTGAATTTGTTTCTCAGAGAATGAAGCCACTTACAAGAATGTATGCATTCTTTGATGGTGAAGATGTTACAAGATTCTGTGTTCCAAAACTTCTTGAGATTTCTATGACTTCTGGAGCATTCCAGGTTGGGGAAGTTGTTAAGGGATATATTAGACCAACTGGTCTTAATCCTGTTGGTGCTTGGAGTCAAGGTATGGAACCAACAATAACCTTTAGGGTTGCACAAGCAAATCATAAAATTGGTCCATATAATGTTCCTACTAAGGTTTATCCTGAGAACCCTTATGATGGTACACCACTATCAGCATCTTATGCATCTACATCAACTATTTTAAATGTAGATACTTATTCTCTTTCAGCAGAAGCACAAGGTGATTATTTTGGTCGGGTTGAATCAGGAATGGTTCTGAAGGGAGTATCATCTTCTGCAGAAGCAACTCTTACTGATCTAAGACTTATTTCTGATATAGGATCAGATCTTATTGGAAGTTACTATATTCCTAATCCAAATAATATTGATCACCCAAGATTTGAAACGGGTACTAAAGTCTTTACACTTGTAAATGATCCTGATAATGATCAAGATAGTGCAACAACTATTGCTGAAGAAACCTATACAGCATCTGGTACTCTTGAAACAGTTCAGGAAAATATTGTTGCTGTTAGAAATGCAAGAATTGAACAGAAACAAGAATTCCAAGAAAGGAATGTTTCAGAAGTTTTAAATGGTGAAGTTGTTGCAAGTAGAAATCTTGGTTCAACTAGTCAACAGGTTGTTATTGGTTGGTATGACCCACTAGCACAATCATTCTTGGTTGAAGATGATACTGGTGTATATTTGACTAAATGTGATATATTCTTCCGTTCTAAGGATGACATGGATATTCCATGTGTATTCCAGTTGAGAACAATGGAGAATGGATTCCCAACACAGAATATTTTACCTTTCTCAGAAATTGTTTTATCACCTGAAGAAATTGAAACTTCTTCCGATGGATCTGTTGCTACAACTATTAACTTTAGATCTCCAGTATATTGTGAATCTGGAAAAGAATATTCGATTGCATTAGCATCAAACTCAACGAAATATAGTGTGTATATTTCAAGAATTGGTGAGCAGGATCTTATTACTCAAACATACATTTCTAACCAGCCCTATTTGGGATCTCTATTTAAATCTCAAAATGCTTCTACATGGGAAGCAAGTCAGTGGGAAGATCTTAAGTTTACTCTTTATAGAGCAGATTTTGTAGAGTCTGGATCGGTAGAACTCTATACTCCAGAACTTTCCAAAGGAAATAATCAAGTTCCTCAGTTAATGCCAAATTCATTGGTATTACAGTCTAAAGAAATAAGAGTTGGACTTGGTACTACAGTAGCAGATGGTGGACTTAAACCAGGTAATGTTGTTTACCAAATGGGAACTCAAGCTACTGGTAAATTAGCAGGAGTTGCAGGAACTATAACAAGTTTAGCAATTACTAATGCTGGTCTTGGTTATTCTCCATCTGATGGTCAAATTACATACAGTGGAGTTAATTTAGTTACTCTTACAGGTAATGGTAGAGGAGCAACAGCAGATATTACTATTAACTCTGGATCTATAGTTGCTTCAGGTGCAACCATCAATGGTCCAGGTTCTGGATACCAGATTGGTGATGTAGTTGGATTTACAACTGTTGGACTTACATCTCAAGGAAGAGATGGAAAACTTTCTATTGTATCTGTTGGTGGTACAAGTGAATTGATATTGAATAGTGTTCAAGGTGATTTTGTTGTTGGATCTGCTAAGACAATGATGTATATTGATACTGCTAATGCTGTTAAGACTCTTAATAGTGTTAATGGTGGAGATGTTCAGATAACTTCACTTACTAATGTTGCTGGTAATGATGGTTTACATATCAAAGTGAATCATAAGAATCATGGAATGTATTGGACAAACAATTCAGTTCGTATTTCTGGAGCAGAATCAGATATTAAACCAACCAAACTTGCTGTTGCATATCAATTAGGCGACACTGGATCAATATCAGTTGATGATGCATCCGCATTCTCATCATTTGAAAATGTAGGTGTTGGAACTACTAACACTGGATTCCTTAGAATTGGAAATGAGATTATTGAATATACCGCTGTATCTGGTAATCTTATTGGTGGAAATATTGTAAGAGAAGCATCAAGAACAGGTAGTGGTCCTTCTGTTTCATATCCAGTAGGTTCACCAGTTTATAAGTATGAAATGGGTGGAGTTAATTTGGCAAGAGTTAATAAGATTCATGATTTGAATGATGTAACAAAAGTTGATCCATTAGATTATGATTCTTATAATGTAAAATTGGATATGTCTACAAAGTTTGATAGTAATTTGGCAAATGATGATAGAAGTAATGATACTGGATATCCAAAACTATTCTTAAATGCTAATAAGTCTGCTGGTGGATATAGAATATATGCATCTCAGAATATTTCTTATGAAGCAATTAGACCTATTATTCATAATGTTACTGTTCAAGGAACTACTTTAAGTGGTGAACTTAGAACAACTACTGCTTCTAGTTTCAGTGGAAGTGAGATTCCTTGGATTAATAATGGATTTGAACCTATTGCTATAAACCAGACAAATTATCTTACTACTGCTAGAACTATTGCATCTAAAGAAAATGCTGCTGTTCAATTAGCTGCTCTTCCAGGAGAAAAACCATTACAATTAAGATTACTACTTAATACTAGTGATTCTCGTGTAAGTCCTGTAATTGATGCTCAAAGATGTAGTCTTATTACTATATCTAATAGAGTTAATAATATAATTAGCAACTATGCAACAGATAGTAGAGTGAATAAAATTGAAGATGATCCTACTGCATGTCAGTATATTACTAAAGAACTTATATTAGAAAATAGTGCTACTTCCATTAAAATAATGTTGGATGCACATATTCATCTTGATTCTGATATCAGAGCATTCTATGCTATTAGTGATCAAGAAGGATTTGAACCAATCTTTACTCCATTCCCTGGATATAATAATCTTGATGTACGGGGTCAGGTAATTAATGAAAATGCTAATAATGGTCAATCTGACAAACTTGTTCCAAAATCAAATGCTTATGGATTTGATGCTGCAACACTACAGTTTAAGGAATATACCTTTAGTGTAGATAGATTGCCTTCCTTTAGAAATTATAGGGTTAAGATCGTTATGACTTCTAACAGTCAGGTCTATGTGCCAAGGATGAAGGATTTGAGGGTAGTTGCATTAGCATAATATGGAATTTTACGATGTTGAAGGTCATGGAGATCTGGCAAGAGATCCTAAAACTGGATCTATAATTAATGTGAATAATTTAGATTATAATCATTATATTGCTGCTCGTGATGCAAAAAAAATAAAGAATGAAAGTCTTGATACTATGAAAGATGATCTTGATGGTTTAAAAAGTGAAATGAATGAAATCAAATCTCTACTCAAGGAATTAGTCAATGGCAACTAAAAAGATTACTTTTGATCCAAGTGCAGGAGTTCCTGTAGCATCAAATCTGACAATCTATACTGGTGCCGATTTTAAGGCTATCTTTGATATAAAAGATACTTCTGATACAGCATTTAATCTTTATTCTGATAGTGCTGATTGGACAGGATCTTCTCAGGTGCAAAAAGGTGCTGGTGTAGCAGCGACAACGACTCCAGCAGGAACTTTTGTTGTAGGAGTTACTACAAGTACTGGTCAAATTACTTTATCTATGGGTTCAACTGATACATCATCTCTTTCGCAAGGAAGATATTTGTATAATGTTTTAGTTGGTACAGGAGCCTCTATTTACAATATGATAAACGGTAATATCCTTGTTTACACAGGTATTTCCTCTGCACCCTAAATATAAACAAGGATAAGTGTCTAAATGTCAACACCCTCATCACGATCAGAGTTTAAACAATACTGTCTAAGGCAGCTAGGTGCTCCTGTGCTGGAGATTAACATAGCTGATGAACAATGTGAGGATATCATTGATGATGGCATCCAGTTCTTCCAAGAGAGGCACTTTGACGGGTGTGCTCGTATGTTCTTGAAGTATCAGATTACTCAAGCAGATATTGATAGAGGACAAGCAACTGCGAAAGCTGGATCTAGTAAAGGATCATCAGGAATAGTTACAACTACTGCTACTGCACCTGCATCGTCTGGTATAAGTACGATTGCAGTAGATTTTGATTGGACAGAAAATAGTAATTATCTACAAGTTCCACCATCAGTTGTTGGTGTTTATAAAGTATTTCATTTTGATGGTGCTAATAGTATTACTAATAATATGTTTAGTGTTAAGTACCAGTTATTTCTAAATGATGTTTATTATTGGGGATCTACAGAAATCCTTAGTTATGCAATGGTTAAATCATTTCTTGAAGATATTCAGTTTGCATTAACTACGGAAAAGCAAATAAGATTTAATAAAAGAATGGATAGGTTATATTTGGATATTGATTGGGGTAGTGTTACTGTTGATGATTTTCTAGTCATGGAGTGTTTTAGGGTATTAGACCCAAATGATTATGGTAGAGTGTGGAATGATTCATTCTTAAAACCTTATGTAACTGCTCTTCTGAAAAGGCAATGGGGTCAAAATTTACTTAAATTTCAAGGAGTTAAATTGCCAGGTGGTATTGAATTAAATGGAAGACAAATTTATGATGATGGTGAGAAAGAACTTGCCAGAATTCGTGAACAAATGTCTTCTACTTATGAATTACCTCCACTTGATATGATAGGATAATGGCACTTAATCCGTTTTTTCAACAAGGTGCTAGATCTGAACAAAATTTAGTTCAGGATTTAATCAACGAACAGTTGAAGATGTACGGTGTTGAGGTGCATTATTTACCTCGCAAGTATGTGGCAGAAAATACTATAATTAGAGAAGTTGTTAGATCAAAATTTGATGATGCATATCCATTAGAAGCATATGTTAATACTTTTGATGGATATGGAGATAATCCGGTAATGCTCTCAAAGTTTGGTATTCAAGGAACAAATGAACTAACTCTTACTATTTCTAGAGAAAGATATGAAGAATATATTACACCTTTATTAAAAAATGAAGCAGATGTAAAGTTAACAACAAGACCTAAAGAAGGAGATTTGATTTATTTCCCGTTAGGAGATCGTTTATTTGAAATTAAATATGTAGAACATGAGAGACCATTTTATCAACTACAAAAGAATTATATTTATGAATTGAGATGTGAACTCTTCCGTTACGAAGACGAAGTTATTGATACTGGTATTGATGCAATTGATGATGAATTGGTGGGAGATGATGTAGATGGAACAACTGATGCAGATGGTTTGAATGTAATGTTAGGACCAACCCAAACATTTACATTGGTTGGTACTGCAGCAACTGCATGGGCATATACAGGAATTGTAACCTCAGGAGGTGTATATAAGTTTGCTATTTCAAATAGAGGTGGAGGATATATCTATGCTCCTAATGTAGGATTGGGTTCTGCCCCATCAGGAGGAGTTACTGGTATTGCATCAGTTGGAGAAATGATTGGTGGAATTTCTGTATGTAATAAGAATGTAGCAACTAATCAGAAATCGATTCAAAGTCTTCATATTGTAAATCCAGGTGCTGGATATACTGTTGGACCAGGAATAGCAGTTACTTCTGTTGCTGATGGACCTGGTAGTGGATTTGCAGGAACTGCTTATTCTGCAGATGGAACATTGGGTATTGTAACAGTTACTAATGCTGGTAGTGGATTTGCTACTGATTTGGCAACCGTTACATTCTCTGCACCTGCTAAAGCAGCAACTGGTGTTGGTACAACTGCTACTGGTGTTGCTGTTATAAATCCTGCAGGAAATGTAACATCTATTCGCTATACTAATGCTGGTGTAGGATATACTGCTGGAGACTTACCAATATCTGTTACTATTGCTTCTCCTGATACATCATCAACAGGTAATTTTGTATTTAATGAAACAGTTACTGGAGGAACCAGTAGTGCAACTGCAAGGGTAAGAACTTGGAATTCTAGTACAAATGTCCTAGAAGTAGCATCTATTGTTGGATCATTTGTAGTCGGAGAAGTATTAACAGGAGCATCTTCAGGGGCTACCCGTAAGTTGAGAACAGTTGATAAGGATCCTCTTGATGATGGATTTGCTGATAATACTGATATAGAAACTGAGGCTGATAATATTTTAGACTTCTCAGAAGCTAATCCATTTGGTACTCCATAAATAAAATGTCAGGTCTATAACTATGTTTGAATATTTTTATAACGAAATTTTAAGGAGAACCATTATTGGATTTGGTACTTTGTTTAATGGAATTACTATAAAAAATGATAGTCAAGAAACAAGAGTACCTTTGGCATATGGACCTACTCAGAAATTTTTAGCTAGATTAGAACAGTCTCCTGATTTAAGTAAGTCTACTGCTATAACATTACCAAGGATGTCCTTTGAATTTACTGGACTAACTTATGACCCATCTAGGAAGGTTACTACTACTCAACAATTCACTGTAAAAGATCCTACTACAGGAGAAGAATCTAAGAAAGCATATATGCCAGTTCCTTATAATATGGCATTTGAACTTTCTTTAATGTGCAAATTGAATGATGATGCATTACAGATAACCGAACAGATATTACCTTATTTTCAACCAGCATATAATTTGACAGTTACATTGGTTGATACTATTAAAGAAAAAAGAGATATTCCAATTGTTTTAGAAAATATTACAATGCAGGATGATTATGAAGGGGACTTTACTCAGAGAAGAGTTCTTCTTTATACTTTAAGATTTACTGCAAAAACATATCTATTTGGTCCTGTTCAGAGTGCTACCAAGGATATCATCAGAAAAGCTACTGTCAATTATATTGCTGGTGGTGCAAAATCAGTCGAAAGAGATGTTCGTTATTCTGCTACTCCAAGGGCAATTAAGAGTTACACAGGAACTGTTCTTACCAACTTAGCAGCAGATGTTGCAATTGCAGATAATCAAATTAAAGTTAATGATGCTAGTGGAATTACTGCAAATAGTAGTAGTTTGAGTTATCTTAATATTGGGGATGAAGAAATTTTCGTTAAGAGTATAAGTGGTAATGATTTAATAGTTGAAAGAGGAAGAGATGGTACAACTATTGGTAACCATCTGACTGGTGCAGAAGTCAAATCTATTACTAGTGCTGATGATGATTTAATTCCTGAAGGGGATGACTTTGGATTTAGTGGTGAATATATTTAACAATGACAAAAGAATTTACTAAACTTGATAAAACTTTTAATGTTACTCCAGAAGTAGTAGAAGAAGAAACTAAATCTATTGAGAGAGTTAATCCTCCCCCAGATAGACTTACTAAAGATGAGATTACTAGGGATTATGAATATACAAGAGGCAATCTTTATAGTATAATAGAGAAAGGACAAGAAGCAATTGACGGTATTCTTGAACTTGCTCAAGAAAGTGAAATGCCAAGAGCGTATGAAGTTGCTGGACAATTAATTAAAAGTGTCTCTGATGCAACTGATAAATTAATGGATCTTCAGAAGAAACTTAAAGATGTTAAATCTGAAGAAAAGCAAGGACCTACTAGTGTTACTAACAATGCTTTGTTTGTTGGATCTACTGCAGATTTAGCGAAATTAATCAAAGGAGAAACCTCCAAACAAAAGTAAAATAAATATAAATGTAGATGGAGTATTTTTAGGTGCCACTCAAGAAGCCATCCGAATTTTATACCTTAAAACCTAATACTTCTTTAGATGAAGTTAAGGAAAGTGCTACACCTGAAAGGGTAGAGACTATTTCTGGTGCTTTTAATGCATTTAAGACAAATCTAAATCATGTTCAAAGTATATCGGATTTTACAAATAAGTTTGATACCTTTGAAGCAAATATTGAAAAGGTAGATGCTTTAGCAGAAAGTATAGAAGATATTAGAGGAGATATTCAAGAACTTATTAATAAGGAAGATCTTGATAGTGCTATGACTGCACATTTATTATTTGTAGAAGAATCAATAAGAAGTATTCAGGACAAAGTAAAAACAGTTAATTCTAAAACTTTATTGGGAATAAAAAAGGAATTTGCTGAGTTATCTGAAACTGTAAATGGGTTTATAGGGGAAGAAGTACCTTCATATAAGAAATTAATTGTAGAATCTGAAAGAAGAGTTGATAGTAGATTTGTTGATTTTAAAGAGGATGTAAAAGATTCTATTGGAAGTTTAGTAACCACTCTTAATGACGATGTTGAACAAATTGGTTCTAAGATTGAGGCAATCAATGAAGAAAATCTTTCATCAATAAAAGAGGATGTTCAAGGAATTGGTAGTAAGGTTAATAGTTTACTTACTAAAGAACTTCCAAAATATAAGAAATTCTTTGCTGAAACTGAAGTAAAGACAGAAGAAAGAATCAAAGAAATTGAAAAATCAGTTGAAGATGTATTAGGATCTGTACAAGAAGATTATAAGGATAATATCAAAGATATACGAAAGAGTATAACGCAATATAAGACAAATTTGGCAGAGTCTAGGTTAAGCGCAGAAAAAGAATTAGGAAAAGTTTCTGAATCATTAAAAGAGAATATATCTACTTTGGATCAAAAAATCTCAACTTTAGATCTAGGTCTTACTGCTATTCAGAAAGAAGTTAATGAAAAAGGTGGTGAGATAGATGATATTCTAACTGAAAGGATTATAGCAGTTGAACATTTGATTAAAGATTCAAAAAATCTTTCTGAGGTGTTTAATGAAGAGTTTAATGAGAAAGCACTTGCTGATGAAAAGCGTTTAAAGAATTTTGCTTCTCAAATTAAAGATTTGGAAAATAATCTTTCTGAAGAAATACTTGAATTGCAAGAAAATTTAGATACTAGTACTTCCAAGTATCATACTGATCTTAAATCAAATGTGGATTTATTTGAAGATACTATATCCAACAAATTTAAAGATTTGGAAATTAACTTTACTGTTAATGAAAAGCATGTTGAAAAATTAGGTAATGAATTTAAAGATCTTGTAGAAGAATTGCAAGTAAATGAAATTGAGAAAAAGAATAAAGAACTTACTGGTAAAATACAACATTTAGAAGAAGTTTTATCGAAGTTTAATGAAAAGACAGTTCTTACTGAAGGTCTATTAAACATTCCTCCTAATGTAGATAATTCAGATCCACTAACACCATTGGATAAGAATTATGTAACAATGGAGCAATTGCAACAGCATTATAAGTTGTTTGTTCAGAGAGTTCAGCATCAATTATCAACAATTGGTGGAGGTGGTGAAGTCTTTCTTGCCAGAATGGAGGATGTTGCTGTTGGATCAGGTATTCAGACTGATGGTTATGTTTTAAAATGGGATAGTTCTTCCTCTCTGTTTATTGCTGGAGAGGGTAGTGCTGCTGGTATTAATACTACTGGAACTTCATATTTTAATGATGTAGAAGTTTCTGGTGATTTAGATGTTAGTGGTGATTTGGTTTATGATGAAGCAGTTGCAAGAAATTGGAATGTAACTGGAGTTGCTACTGCTGCTAGATTTATAGGTACGGATATTAGTATTTCTGGTGTTTCTACATTTAC